GCAAATGAAAACACGCATTGACAAGGCCACATATCAGCGGCTAATCGCGGAAAAAGACTTCCGCTTGGCAACGCAAAAAATGAAAATTGCCGATGCGATTACGCTGCTGCCTAATAAGTCGTTTGAGCCATCCGTTACAAAGGGCCGATACCTTTATGAGAACGATGAGGAAAAAGGCATATTGAAACGGACTATTGTTTCCAACACTTACAATTGGTTAGACAGTCATGGAGACGTACACTTAAATGGCATATTTGCAAAATCAATTCAGGAACGCGGCACGCGCATCCCACACCTGCACGATCATAAGTTTCAACTTGCGGCAAAGGTTGGCCGCCCGCTTTCCTTTGCCGAAGTCGGGATGAAGTGGCGGGCGCTTGGCCATCCTAAAAACGGTGATACGGTTGTATTACTTATGGAAAGCCAAATCGAAGCCAGGCTCAACAAAAAGGTTTACGAGGAATACAAAGACGATGCGGTAGATCAACATTCGGTAGGAATGATTTACACCAAGATTGAATTGGCCGCAAATGATGACAACTACAAATCCGAGTATGAAACCTGGGAAGAAGTGTTCCCATCACTCGGCAACAAAGAGGAAGCAGAAGAAGCCGGATTTTTCTTTGCCGTGCGTGAAGCAAAACTAATCGAAGTGTCTGCTGTATTGTTAGGATCAAACGTACTTACACCAACATTGAACAATAAAATTCAGCCGGGTAAACCCACTGAAAAAACTGAGCCGGTAAAAACCACTCTGAACGTAAATGATTTGGTGGACGTGTATCGCAAATCAATTATAAACTAAAACCATCAAAAAAATGGAAATCGAAGTGAAAGAAATTCAGGAGCTAATCCAAAAGCTCGGAAAAGAACACGGCAGCCAAATTGAGGCCGTGAAGAATGAAATCAAAAAGGCTACGGAAGGCTTGGTAACAACCGAAAAACTTACCGAAACCCTTGAAAAAGCGGGTGTTAAAGCCGATGCAATTGAAAAGCTGACGAAAGCCGTAGAGGCTCAAGGGCTTGAAATCAACAAGATACTGACCGGCAAAGGCGGCAACAAAGACAAGTCTGTGGCCGAATTGATCGAAGAAAAGAAAGATGTGATGGGGCGCATTGCGAAGGGCGAGAAAACGTCTTTCAAAATTGAGGTGCCCGTTACCAAAGCGCCGGTACTCCGCTCGTCCGTTACCAACACCACGCAGGCAATGCGCTTGGATGACATTGGCCAAGTGGCATATCGTAGTTTTACGCTTTCATCTTTGTTCCGTCAACGCCCGATTGCGCCTAACTCAAACGGGATTGTTCGTTATGTGGATCAATCGGCACCTACCCGCGCGGCTGCGTCCGTTGCTGAAAATAACGCTTTCCCGGAATCTACCTTTCCGTGGCAAGAGTACACTTTGTCGCTGCAAAAAATTGGCGACCAAGTGCCGGTGTCAATGGAAGCCTTTAACGATGTTGACTACATCGCTGGCGAAATTGAACAACTGTTACAAGTTAACGTTGGCTTGCGTGAAGATGCTGATTTGTGGAATGCCAATGGTATTGCTCCAAACATTACCGGTATCCTTACGTACGCGCCAACGTATGTAGCGCCTGATTTGCAACTGGATGAGCCGAACTTGTTTGACCTAATCGTAAAAGTGGCCGAGCAAATTAACGCTGGCCGGGAATCGAAATTCCGCGCAAGCACCGCGATTATTTCTTACGCTCGCTTCAACGAGATGCTGATTAAAAAAGCCGTTGACGGTCATTACCTGAACCCGCAATTTGTGCAATTCTTACCAGATGGAACCGCTAATGTAAATGGCGTTCGCGTGATTCCTCATGCCTTGCCTGGAGTAAACGAAATGCTGGTGGGTGACTTTAATTGGGCCACTCAGTTTACCGCTGGTGGAATTGAGGTTGAAATGGGATTCATCGCAAACCAATTCATCAACGATATGATGACGATTAAGGCGCGTAAGCGTACTGCGTTACTCGTTCGTAACGTTGACCTGAATGCATTTGCAAAAGTGACTGACATTCCTGCTGCTATTGCATTGCTTGACTAATCGAATGGTGTAACGAAAAAGTAAAAGAAGAAAAATGAAAACTAAATTCAATTTCCTGATCGTGGGCTTGGTAGCCTTGTTCGCGATTATTGCTGCGCCTTCGAATGGCCAGACGGTTAACTTGGTGTCCGGCACATCGGCACTTTTTGAAACCGTTGTAAATACCGGTACTGCGTTTCTGACTACTCCGCGATTGCTGCAAGAACGTGCAAGCTATACGGTCGTACAGGTAAACGTTACGAAAGTATCCGGTACGGTTGGTGGCACTATTACGCTACTTGGCTCGCTGGATGGGACAAGTTTTGTTGCATTGCGAACCATTGAAACGCAAACCGCTCTGCCAACGATTACCGCTGCTGACGCTACTGCTGCCTATCACTGGCGCATTAACGGTAGTCCGTTTCCGTTTTACCGCGTGAGCTGGACGGGAACTGGTACCATGAACGCCACGTTCACGGCTCAGGCTTATTTTATGCGGCAGTAAAAAAAACAATTCGATGCTATTCACAGCCCTAACGGATTTTGTTGCGCCTCCTTACACGGTGCGCCAATCGCCTGATAGCGATAGTGGCCTCACTGCGTTCTTTACTCGTAAAGAAAAAGAGATATTACAAAAGACTTTAGGGCTGATTTTTTGGAACGCTTTAAAATCTGGCGTTGAAGCCTTGCCTGCTGAATGGACGACAACGCCGCATCCACACTACAGTATAGGTGATCGCGTGGTTTATGGATTATCGATTTATCAATCGACTATCAACAATAATCAAAACGTGCCCGATACTTTAATTGGCTGGACGCTGCAACCTGTCGACCGATGGCTGGTCTTAAAAAAAGGCACCACGTATAACTGGAGCGGATTCGAACAACAATGGTTAGGCTTTAACGAGGCAATTGTGCCGTACCTACATGCTGAATACTTGCGTGAATACGCGCATAGCATTACCGGGTCTGGTGCGGTAATAAGTGCCGCAGAAAATGCCACTATTGTAAACCCTACTCCGATGATTGTTGCGGGGTACAATCGATTCGCGGAACTTATCGGCGTGTTGTACGATGACCAATATCCATCTGCCAACGAAAACCAAGATTCGCTATATGGTTACCTTTACGAAAATTATGAGGACTTTAATGACCTGGTAACAAGTAAAGGGTACACCGACTTCCGCGAATACCTGGCAGACAAATTCTGTTACCCGGAATACATTAACGCCTTCGGTTTATGAGAATCATCGAGGATGATATCGGAACCGTAGTGCAGTTAATGCGAACGCTGAACGGAGATGCCGCAGAGGATGCGCCTTACTACATGTTTGGTCACGTTGCCGAAGTTAACGAGCGCATAGTTGCAATGGCCAAAAGCCCGGCAAGGTACAATAAAAGGTTTCCGCTAATTGTTTTGCGGTTGCCCACCACACCTGAGCGTGATGGCGACATGCTGCGATATAGCCTTAACCTTGCCATTATTGCGGCCACTGAAAAGAACCTGAACGCAGAGGAGCGATTAACGCGGGTGTTCAAACCAACATTGTTTCCGCTGTACGAACGATTTTTTGTAGCCCTCAAACGTTCGGGTTTGTTTATGTGGAGCGGCAATTTGCAACGCCCAGAACACACGTCTATCAACCGTTACTTTTGGGGCACACCCGAAGAAACATTGAACAATAAAAAAGCGGCTCAGCGTCAGGTTTTTAGCGATCCAATTGATGCAATCGAAATTGTGAATTTGAGAATTAACCAAAAAGAAACTAACTGTTAAAAAATTATGGCAGAAATAATCTGTTCTACTGACCCTAAGCAAAACCTTGGTGCCAGTAAGTGTAACAAGTTGCCCGGTCTGTTTGCTGGAGCCATCACGACTCCTGCCAATTTCAGTATCCCGGCTGCAACGTTGGCTAACCCTGCCGCACTGAAGACGTTTCTTCAGAATGCGCTCAAGGCTGGTCTTGCTTCCCGTATTTACTTGTGGCCTACCTTCTCGAATTGCGAGGCTGTGAGTGAAGAGGTGGTGTACGAAGAAACTCCACTGACTGACATTCGTGTCCGTCAGGGCAAGTATCGTTTTCGTGCACACATCTCCAAGAATCTGTGTCTGCACAAAGCTATGTTCAGCCACTCCGGCTCTGACGACCGTGTGATTTTCTTTGATTTGAACAACAACTTCTTTATGACGGAGCTGTCCAACGGAGATGGCGCTGGTTTCCGTACCAGTCTTATCAACGTTGAGAAGTTGATTATCAGCGATGGAAGTGTTGCGACCAAGAGCCCGGTGTATTTTGTACTCAAAGACCACAACGAGATTGACGATCGTGGGTTGATGATCCCTGCCGACTTTGTTGGTGAGTTGATTCCATTGACTGACGCGGAAATCATTCTCAGCAGTGTTCTTGCAGGCTCTTTCACTGCTACGGTACGCTCGAAGTGTGACGGCACTCCTGTTAGTGGATTACTGCTGGCAGATTTCCTTGCCTTCACAGCCGCTGGAGGTGCACAGAATCCTACCTCAGTAACGGAAACTTCCGTTGGCTCAGGGGTGTACAACGTAGTCCGTACGGGCAATTTCGTTGACGGTACTGTGACGCTCCGAGATGCTTCGTTGCTGACCGTGACAGCGTTTGAGGTACTGACTCCGGCCACACTGGATGTGTCTTAATGCTTGAGAAGCTAAAACAAGCTGCTGTTAATTTAGCTGCCTTAGACCTGGAGCGTGTCGCGCTTCAGGCTCTAAGACAGAATGAGCAAGCCGTATTGGACTTTAATAGAGAGCAGCTTCAAGACTCCTTTGATCGGGAGGGGGAACCATTGGGAGAGTATGCCAGTATTGCGTACGCAAACATGAAAGGTCGAATTACAGTAGACCTGAAATTGACTGGTGGATTTTACAACGCAATGTACCTGAAAGCAGATGAGTTCCCGGTATTATTTGATTCAAGAGACGAGAAGACTACAGAACTAAAAGCGAAGTATGGTGAAGAGATTTTTGGAACGGATAAAGTCAACACTGAAAGAGTGGCGCAACAGATTGT